TAAACATTCCTTGTGAATAACCGAGCAACGCCGTATTTGCCACAGTCACAACAGTACTTATTGCTGTCATAGAGGCCTGAACCGTTTTGAGGATTTTGAACGCTACGAAACCCGCGATCACCGCAGACGCGGCTACCGCCACCTTGTCAAGATTATTTGCAAGCCCCTTTAATACGTTCTCTATGCCTTTGCCAAATTGCACCATCCCTTGTTTTACGTTAAAGGCCGCATCCAACTGTTCCAGCATAGCAGCAGTGCCACGGGCGATAGCAGCCCGCATATTGTCCATGCTTCCCCGCCAACTCGCGCCGGCCGTCTTCGCAGCTCCCGCAATCGACGGAAACCCGGATGTGCCAGTCTGAAAGGCTTCATTCATTACCGCGATAAAATCGTCTGTTTTTAATTCTCCCCTGCTCATTTGCTCGGTAATTTCATCTGTTGACTTACCCACCGCAGAAGCATATATTTGAACAGCTGGAATCCCCGCTTCCAAGAGCATTTGCAGGTGTTCCATCGTAACAGTGCCTTTAGTCTGCATTTTCTGCAGGGCCGCCGACACTGTTTCTAACTCCGCATTTGTGCCCTTCGTGTAGAATGAAACCGCATCGGCCCATGCCCCCATTGTGTCGGTTGCTTTGGAAACCTCCATCCCACTTGCGACAAATGCCTGTACCCCTTTAGAGGCTGTATCGAGCCCGAACGCAGTCCCTGCGACAATATTATTGGTTCTTTCTAGCGCCCTACTTGCTTCGTCTGCCGAACCGGTCATTGTCGTCATAACGCGATTGAACTGATCCATTGTATCAATACGATTCATTGCGGCATCAATGGACTCTATTACCATTCCCGCGATCTTAGAAACGCTTTGCTTGAGCACTTCAAAGACAGCCATTCCTTTGACAATTTCGCCTTTTAGACCCTTCATGGACGCTTCTAGCCCGTCTTTATTTAGATTTACATCAATATCTACCTGTCCATGACTCATTAGGAACTCTCCTTAAAAATTGCGTACAAAAAAGACACCCTTTCGGGTGCCTTAATTCACTATTATCTTTATTTTTTATTTATATATTTTTTTCCTGTGTCCTATTTTCAACAGCAATATAACCATTTTGCCATCTTCTATATGGGCGATAATTCGGTATTCCCCCACCCTGTACCGCCATAGCGTTTTGTATTTTCCCTGCATCGCTTTTCCGTAAAGCCTCGGATTATCGCAACCGCTTAAATTTTTTCTTATCCACGCCGTAATCATTATGGCTTGCTTTTTTTCCAGTTTAGCAAGGTTTTTCTTTGCCTTCGACGATAATTCAACCTTATACATGGTCAAAGCCCCAAGTCTTTTGTAACTTCATCAAGGCTATAGGTCACAGGGTTAGCTAGGTATTCTTCATATGCCTGTTCTGCCGCTTTCAAATCGATTTCATCTTCAATGCGCTCAATAACAGTCTGTCGTATTAATTCAGACACAGACATGTTTTTCATTTTTGCATATTCTTTGATCAAGTTTTCATCTTCCGGACTTATCCTTAACGACATTGCCATAATACCACTTCCTTTCTTGTAATACATTGTATAACAAGCATAAAGGATTGTCAATGCGCGCTAAACGAAAACCGCCCTGCTAGGGACGGTTTCTGTCAATTTATAACTTTTTTATTAACCCGGCTTGCCAGCTACCCATTTATGACCGCAGTTAAGGCAGGTTATATAAATTTTTTTAGCTCCAATGCTTCCCGCCGTCAACCCAATCGTTCCAAAGAGTGCAGCTCCTACAACCGCCTTTCCAATACCGAATCCTTTTTCATTTGCGGATATAGAAGTCGACCCGCATTTTTCACATTTTGGTACAGTTGTGGGCGTATCATTGTTAAGCGTAACGGGATAGTGGTACCCTTTGTCTGCATAAGCATTGTTTATAATATTTACAGCCTCCTGTAAATCAAGTCCGGTGATCTCCATAAAGCGTGTTACCGCCTTTATTTTTTCGTCCGGATACATACTAATTAAATCTTGTATGTCATTTTTTTCATTCGACGATTCGCTTTCATTTCTGTTCATAGGATATCCGCAATTAGGACAACTTACCGCCTTGTCTGACACTTCCTTGTTGCATTCAGGACAATTTATAAGAGCCATAGCGCACCTCCGTTTTTATTATTATGCCGTCATTTTACCACATCATAAGCATAATTTGCAGTCTATAGGCCCATATTTCCCCATTCAGATTTAAATTTTTCTGCCTCTTGCATTTCTTCCATCGTCATATATTGCGGAAGCTGGACGCATTTTTTTGCCTTCTCTGCTTTTGATCGTTCTTTGCCTTTTAATTTTGACGTGTCCATAAACCGAATATATATTTTATTGGACAACGCACTGTCGCTTGACAGACCGCGAAGCAATACGAGAAAACGGTACCAGTGCATATCTTCTTTTAACAGGTCGATGCGGTATTCCCTCAAAAAATCAGAGTAGATTTCGTCGGCGTCAAACTCAATATCCATTTGTTGCGGTTCATCATCATTTTCTTTTTCATTATCCCCCCGTATAAAGAGTTCCATCAATCCAACTGCGTTTTCTTCAGGGATATCCTCTGTATAAAAATATCGTAAAGAATAAGCGACCCGCTGTCTGACAGACTTTTTTTCGTCATGTAATATCCTCATAATACGCATAATATTGCGAAAACGCGGATCAACCGGATATCCTTCTACTTCTTCCGGGAATATTTTGAGTGAGTGCCTTGAAAACGATATAATGCTCATTTTCTCTTTTTCGCTGTTGCGCGCATCGGTTTTTCCTTGACTTCGTCCTCATCGATGGCGTATTCTTCGCCTACATCCTCATGATAGGTTCTAACCACCCCCGCCGCAATATCTTTCATAACATTAATTGCCTTGGTCAGCCCTACAGGCTTTCCCCCCGAAATCTTTCTTAGAGCGCCCTGACCGAGTATTTCATCAATATAATCCCTTATCTCAAGAATCGCCGCAGTTATCTTTTTGCGGCCTTCTTCTGTATCAGAGGTAACGTCCTGTAGTTCTTTGTCATACTTTTGTAAGAGTTTATCCGCTTTTTCCAAAATATCTATATCAGAACGTAAAATGTCAAAAACATGCCCGTTGATCTTAATTTGCTTTACTTCAAAATCAAAATTCAATTCCTGCATTGCCATAACCTAAAAGCCTCCTTAATAGCAAGGGCCGCAATAGAGCGGCCCCTATCCAATCAGTTTATTATACCACTACCTCTACTTTGAACGTAGGTACACCATCTTCAATCGTTGCTGTTCCATGTGTCGGCGTCCCGCGTTGCCCAATGGTATAAGTAATTGTTCCTGCAACCATATCATAGGTGTCGATGGTGATTAGAGCGTCGAACTGCACCGCTATATTTTCTTCTGCTTCAACGATAGTTTTCTTTTGCTGATATACAATCATTCCTTTTGTTACCGCATCAGTTCCTACGCCTTGTTTTTCATACAGGCTGAAAATATAATCATATACCGCATCCCCTATATATGCCGTCTGCGTCTGTGAAATCGACGGCTTGTAACTTTTTAATTCATCTGTCGGATTTTCATCCGCAATATAATCAAAGGTTTCCGTTTCTCCATTCATTGCAATTGCAAAATCCGTCGAAGTCTTTGCGCGTTTCCATACCGGTTCTTCTTCTCCCGGCGCCGTGTTCAAGAACAAATAGTTTAAATGCTTCTTTACTTTTTCCAATGCCATTTCATTTTTCCTCCACATATTTTAGTCTTACCGGGAACTGAAACTTAGCCATCCCGGACTCATACACGTCCGCAAGTTGCGGCATATTCGATAAGTTTTTAAGTTCATAGCAGCTGTAATTCTCGCCAAACTCTGGATAGTTCCCCGCTTTTTCCTGCTCGTCAATCCAGTCCTGCCATCCTCGCAATGTAAACAAATTGTCTGTGTTAACATCATCCGTCGCTTCGGATATTTGGAACATTACCTGAAACATAAAATCATACGTTACTGTCTCTATATCCCCGGCAATATAACCTTTTTCTTCATCCGCGGGTATCGGCACAATCGCGCATGCCCCATCCCGTTCAGCAAGCCAGTTCAAAAGCGGCGTGTCTGTCAACGTATCGCATCCCTGTGCCCACTCCAACAAAATTTTGTCAATATTTGAACGCTTCACTTGCCTACCCTTTCTTTTTCACATATGCCTGCACATTACGTATTAACACTTCCTTTTTTCCAGCAGCTACTGCAGCTTTGTCCCAATATGCCGTCGCAAGCGGATGCGGCCTTTTTCCAAACCTATATCCCGGGTTGTAGTACATATTCGCTGCATAAATCATCAAATGACGGATTACCGCTTTATTCGGTAACGCTCGAACTATCACGACTTTAGACAGCGGGCCCTCACGATATGGCACAAAAGGAGAATATAATCGATGCCAGTCTTGGGCCGCATATTTCGCCGTTTTCGCATTAATTCCCACATCGTCAATAATTTGCGGGATCGGCTTATTCCATTTAAACCGCACATCTTTTGCCACATTCTATACCCCATCGATACGCAAATGCTTTCCGTGCATAACGCGCGTATTGTCTTGCACAGCCTTTATGACCATGACATTTGGCGCAAGCATCGCTTTTACTTCCGATTCCGTAAAAGGCTTGACACCTGTAATTTCAGTTTTATGCACGCCTTCCGCCACGACATCTCCTTCTCGAAAGGTGAAAAATCGCGCTTTTTCTCCTGCGTTCAGCGCATCCCATTCTTGCGGGCTTTTGCAATACTCACTTTGCGGGACGATCAGTGTAAAACTGTTTGCTACACTTGCCACTCCCGCTGATATATTACGCTCAATACGCGTCTTCCATTTACATTTTACGGGGAGAACCTTCCTGTACCATTCATCTTTTCCCGTTTCTGGATTGCGGAACCTGTTCCACACCGTTACATTGTCGTTGCAACCAAGCATTACGGAACCCCCCTATATAACTGTTCCGGTGTAAAGTACGTAAATATGATTCTCTTTGCCTTCTCCTGCACTAATTTCTCATCCTTCGCCGCCGTGTCGAGCGTTTCGGTGTACCCTTCGTTTGTAAAAGATTTAATGACCCCGCCTTTTTCTCCTATGACCTCGTGACTTTGTGAATAGTACAAATCGATAAGTCTACACATTCCCCGCCTATTCATTACCGCGATACGTTGAGCTTCAGCGTCGGCATCTTCACTCGGCCGCATATCATCATCTGTAATACGATTAAAGGTAAATCCTCTTACAAGCGCTTCTGCATCAGCCTCATACTGCTCGAATACTTCATCGGGGACTTTTGTATATCCTAGCTCCTGATACTCCTCGTATTTGAGATACATACCGGTCACCATAATAAGGGGAACACAATTCAATTACGTTCCCCTTTTCCTTTCCCTCCATCTGCAATTGACTCATTCTTCGTCCGGTTCAGGCGGCGTTGGCTCCGGGTTTAGCCCATCAATGATAGCCATTACCCGGTTAAAATTCTCTGTGATCTCCTCCTGGCTATCGCAGTCTAGCAACCTTGAATCAATCTTTGGCATGTCCACCACCTGCCCCCGGCTTTGGTTCCGCTTTTGCCTCCGGCTTCCCTTTCCTGGGGAAAACAAGCCCAACCGTTCTCGCCATGTCGATATCCTCCTTACGCTTTATGGTGCAGGTAAATCCCTGCAACCTTGTTTTCGTAAACGTCCGTTAACCCGTAAGAGCGGTAGAAGAACATCCAGCCGTCGGATTCCTGGTTTGCCTCCGGCGCAATTACTTTGTTAACAACATGCTTGGAGTATTGTATTGCCGCAGGCTTATGCACGATCAGGAAGTTAATATCCTTACCGCCTTCGGCCTTTGCAAAGCCACCTGCTTCTTCCCCGCTTGTTGTTCCGTCCTTTAGGTCGATTGCCGTGTAAAAACGCGTCTGCGGCACCTGAATGATCGACGAGAACCGGTTCAGGACTTCCTTGGATTTCGTCGTGTCAAGGTCTTGTGTCATGCCGTACAGCGTAGGCGTAATAAACAGATACCTGTTTTCCATCGGCACTTCATCCTCATCCTGTTCGTTGATTGCTGCGCGCAATGCTGCGATAACTGCAGCTCCGTTTGCAAGAGACGCGCCCGTAGACACTTTTGAAATCCCTGTTGTCCCCGCATACATCGCAAAGCGAAATGCATCGAGCTCCGGCACAACTTTTGTACGGATAAACTCCGACGCCAGTTTACCGAAAGCTACTCCCGCGGTTTCTTCGTTGTCCATCGCATCCACCGCAAACTTCCGCCCACGGTCATAGTTGAACTTGACCGTTTCATTGGTCAGCGTTACATCGCCGCTTACGTAGCCTCCGTTACGGCTGTAATCCGCAAGCCCGTCCATACTTATCTTCGGAATAATGATTTCGTTCGTGTTCGCTCCCTGCTGTACAAGGGATGCGTCGCTGTCCAGTACGGACGTGAGCGAAGAGTGTTGATATACCGGATCAAGCAGATCGATATACTTTTTGAATAGCGTAATTGTATTTGCCATTTTTCAATTTCTCCTTTACTTTTCTTCCGGCAGCCCCATAATGGCACGGGCCGCCGCTGTGTCTTGGCTGCTTCCTCCACCTCCGGTACCGCCTTTCACGATTACCGGCGTTTCTTCTTCCTCCTCAAACAAAAAGCCTTTTTCCTCTTTAATTTTTGAAAGTTGTTCCTCCAGTCCAAGAATTTTTCCATCCTCCGTAAGTTTCAAGCCGTCACGATTAAGAAGCCCCATGAGGATGCCGGCATCTTTGGCTTTCGCCCCACCAAGCTGTTTTTCTAAGGCGTGATCAAACCGCAGTCCCGCGATCTTCTCGTCCCTGTCGCGTTCGGCCTGCTCCGCCTTCTGCTTCCACTCGTCAGCCGCCGCTTTGATTCCGTCTATATCGAGCTCTTTGAACCCCTCAATCTGCTCGTTTGCGGCGGCAAGTTGTTCTTTCAGCCCGTCGCGCTCTGCGGTCAAAGCGCCCGCCTGCGTTTTCAGCGCTTCAATGTCCTTGCCGTTTTCCGTCATGATCTTGTCGATCACTTCGTCCTCGATTCCCAGCTCTTTCAAAAATTCCCTCTTCATTTCTTCCTTTCTTCGGTACGCTTTTTACGGGTGTCGCTCCCAGCGCCTATCTACACTCATACGCCTGTAGACTGCTGATTTTTTGTATCAAAAAAGAACGCCCGCAAGCGTCCTTGATGACCTTATTTTTTTGCATCAAAAACCGCCCTTTGGGGCGGTTTATTATAATTGGTTTATGCAGCTATTACTTTTTTCAGCTCTCCTTCTTCCGTATCTTCTACGATCTCCCAACGGCCTCGTTTTTCAGGTTCATCTAAAGCACCCGGAGATATTGCTGAATATAGGTAATCTTCTCCACTGTCATCAATGATTCTCAGGAATTCCCCTTCAACAGCTATGCACTTGTACTCTTTTCCGCTTGTTAATCCTTCTACGCCGTCGTAGAAACTAATTCCGATATATTTCACAATCATTACTCTTTCATCTCCTGTCTTTCTTTGATTTAATTTTTTGTCGTACAACACCTATTGTTTCGTGCTCTTCCCAATGTATATCAAACTCATATTTATCCGATACAATTTTTCCAACGCATTTATACCAATCTTCCGGATTCCCGCCATATTTTTCAGACAATCCATTTGCTACGCGCAATGTAATACTCGTGCCTTTTCCCGCTATTACATGAACCTCCCGTATTTCTGTGCCTTGCGGGATCCATCCATCAGCACTGTATTGTAACTGTTTCACCGTTACCCTATTCTTCATTTTATATTTTATTATATCACCATTTTTGTTACGCGTAAACGCATTTCGCTCCGCATAAAGCGCCTTTCCGCTTATGCTCCGGCCGTAACCGCTGACCTGCAGCAATTCGTTTCGCGTCAAAAGCCCCGCCTTATCCGAGAAGTCAGCGTAATAGTCCCGCTGTCTCCGCAGTTTGATGCTTTTTGCGGTAAACATTTCTTTATCTCCGCTTGCGTCCGCGCCAATCAATTCCCGCTTTGTCTTTCGGATAGACCTCTCAATACGGCGCTGCATCTGGTCGGCTTCATACAGGGTGTAATGCTTTCCTTCGTAAGTAATACCGTCCGCATTAGCCTCCCTCATCTCACGCAGTTGCTTCTCACTGTAAACCGGTTCAGATATACCGATCAACACCGGGTAAGCGCTATGGCGGCAATTAAACGCGCCTATAGGCCGCGTCAGACTGTTGTTCAGCTTCTCATATTCTTCGTTACTGTACTGTCTTCCCTGGTATGGTTCATGATCCGGCGCACAGTCAATATGCGCGGATATTTCCCAGCCGTCCGTGCCGATATCCGCAGCGTTCTTTTTCATGACCTCACGCGCCATATCTGACACGCCGCCTAAAATACATTGGCGCGCCGCCGCTTCGATGCTCATTCGCCGACCGGAAGCGTAGCCTACCGTTGTCATGCCCTGCGCGGTAAACGGTCTGATGGCCTGACGAATTGCAGTGTTGTAATCCGTTACGCCGGAAGCGACCTGTATTTGCGCAAGATTTAACGCCTGCCTGTAAGCATCTGTCCACATGGTAAACTGGCCGCCCTGCATGATGTAGCCCATCGTCCGCGTAAGGTTAGCGAGGTCGCCCTTTGCGGCCCGCGCCGCCGCTTCGCCAATCCTCTCTGCAAAGCCGTTGTCCAGCTGGATTCCCAGCTTTTCCGCTATGGCGCGCTGATTGTCCGTCGCAATTTCTTCGGACTCTGCAAAAATGCGCTCAATTTCTTTTTCAGAAACCTTGAGCGCCTCCGCAATTTTCTTATTGATAGCCGACGTTCCCTCACCGAGCGCTTGTAGCGCAATCCGCTGCAATTCCGCAGTGCTGGTTGCTGCTCCCATCTTCTTAATACGCCGGGCGATATCCGCAATAGCATAGTCTTCCACATCGTGCAAAATTCGAACTATGGGATCAGGTAATCCCTTCAGATAATCCGGCGTTAAAGGCATGGTTTATTGCTCCATCACATTATGCATCACAGGCATCATCTTTGCGGCGATCTCATCATCCTTGATTCCATACCTCCACTTGATATATTCGACCGGGTTAAGGATTCCCGCCGCCACTTCCTGTAGCCGGATTGCCTGCTCGCTTTCCGTATCAACAATGATGCTGTCGTCCCATTCAAAGGAAACCTCATATTTCCCTTTCGGCGCAAGTTTCCCAATTGTGGCCCATACATCCATCGCATATATATAGTCCTCAAGCGCTTCCTGCAATGCTTTTTGGTTATCGGCTACCGTTGCATAAGAACGTTGCCGCATTATTTTTAATTCTGTAGCGGTTCTTGCATCATTTTGTACATTGGAAAAAGTGCCGCGGGCCAGCCCGCATACATCCTCAATCCGCATCAACAATTCATTCAGGCTGTTGATTAGCGACTGGTCGCGCAGTTGCGGCGCAAACACCTTGAATGCGTCTTTGTCGTCGCTTAAGTTCAACCCGCTGTATGTCCGGTACAGGCGCTTTCTGCCTTTTGGAATTACCGGTCGCCCTTGGTCGTCCAGTTCAAACAGAGTAGCGTCGATGTCCACCGCTATTTCCCCGGCTTCGTTCTCCCATAATAGACGGCTGTACTGCTTATCCGCTTCTTTGATAAGGTCAGCCGCCCGCGCATACACAGATATCCCTAGCGGCGACGATGGTTCGACCGTATTCGCTTGCGCTACTCGGTAGTATGCAAAAAGAGGCCTGTCCACTTTTACGATCAGCACTTCCGGTTCTACCGACGCCCATTCGTCTACCAATTTCAAAGATATTTCGTTCCCAAGCGAGCTTTCTGCCAAAGACATATACGCCTTATTGACGACCTCATACCCTTTATCCGTTAGATTATGCCGTTCCAGCCGGGTATAATACCGCTTCCCTTTTATAATCCGTTCTACAAATACCGCCCCCGTGATCTTCCCCGCACTATTGAACGATGTTGGGAAAAACCTGTCCGCCTGTACTGCGTCATGCGCGATCTTGCCTCCATCGATATATGGTTTGAAAACAATACCGCCTTTTGCGCTGCCATATTCCACGTATTGACGCAAATACTTTTTTAACTCTTTGTATTGCTCATTCAAATAATCCGCGCGGCTTGATCCGGTGATCTCCGATTGCATCTCAATAGTAATCATCCTCGCCATTTCTGACGCGATCGCAGCCCCAAGGTTCATTGACTGCACCGTATCACAGAGCCACGGTGCACGGTTTTCGTACATTGCAGACCACAGTTCGATGCCGCTTTGCATCGCATCACCCAGAACGAGATCAATATTCAATTTGCTTTTAATATCTGATTTCCCAATCAAATTACTCAGCGCCTGCCTTATCCAGTTTATAAACTTCTTTAACATTATTCGCCCTTCCGTTTCCATACCGGCCACATTCCATAGCGGGCAGCATCTATGCAATGATTGTTCGCGTCCGGATATCCTTCTAGCACGATTCCGCTGCGGTCACGGTCATATTCGTATTCCATGAACTCTTTGGCAGCTTTGGGGCACCTTACCGGATCAATTATGATCGACCGTCTGGCCTGCATCCATTTCATAGAATAATCCACGCTGCCCGGCCCCTTTTTCACCGGGTAGCAATTCAACCCATAGCTCCTGTAATCAGCAATCGATTTGAGCTCTGCATTGTCCGCAATTACCAAATCATTGCGCCCCACACCCTTTTCTGTTAACAACGTGTCCGCAGTTTGTCTATTGGATTTCCTGTTTGCGACATATTCATCAAAGATGTACAGTATTTCCTGCGCGGCAGCATAACTCATTTTTAGCCACGCATAGGGGTCTGGATAATATCCCCAGTCAACGCCTTGGTACGTTCTGCCAAACTCCTGTATTTCTTCATCCGTAATCATCCTAAGTTCTACGTTGTCAAATACAGCGCCGCCCGTTCCCGTGGCCTCTCCCAGATACGCCCATCTGTACTTTATTTCATTGACCCGCTTGGTTTCCCCGGCTTCTTCCAGGAACTGCTCTCCCAGCCATTCCTGCGGTACGTCCAAATACGTACTGTGGTGGACAAGCCTGTTTCCTTTTTCTGCCAGTCGTTCAGAATTCACCCAGTTATTACGACTTTTCGGCGGATTATACGTATAGAAGACGTTGCAATGCCCTTGTCCTCGTACGATCGAGCGGTTGACCGTCTCAATCTCTTCCATTCCGGCATATTCAGTCAACTCCTCGAACCACGCGAATTTAAAGTGCCCAAACGCCAATTTAATACCCTTCGGTTTCTCTGGGTCATCCAGCCCGCGAAAGATAATCCTCTGTCCGGTAGGCTTGTATATGAGCTCCTTTGGGTTTTTCTGATAGCGCCAGTACGCATCCACGCCCAGAATATTTATCGCCCATAAGCATTGTGCCACCACGCTGTCCGCAAGTCCATTTGCATACCTGCGAAAAACGATCGCATGCGCCAGGGGTTCCCGCATCATGCCCTGTATAATTTCAAGCGATACATAAGATGATTTTGCGGAGGCGCGCCCTCCAGAAAGCCAGTAATGCGTATATGCTTGGCTTTTCACTGCCTTGTGAACATCAAAAAAGCACGGAGCCATTACCGCGCTTAACCTTACCTCACTCAATGTCATCAACAACCTTTGGCGCTTCGGTTATCTCGATGCTATCCTTCCACACTCCCCACCGCTTGCCAATCAGTTCCGCGGCCTTATTAACGTCGCTCAATTTTGGCGGTATCTCCACAAGCTGCGGTTCCTCTGTATCAAGTATCTGCTTCTTTCCGGTTTCGTCATACCAGCTCTTGTGAGTTTTTACGGTCACAACGACTGTTTCTCTTTCTTCTCTGCGCAATACCCGCGTCAGTGTCTCCATGACCTCCTGCGCCGTTGCAACGCGCTTCTCCGACATTTCAGTTAGCTTACCGTCTATATATTCTTTGATATAAGGTTTTTTAAGGTTTTCATCCCCTATTACGCCAGCAGTTTTAGCCGAATACCCAGCTCTAACCGCAGCCTCCGTTGCGTTTCCTGTCTGTATGTAATAATCTGCAAACGCCTGCTGTTTTGGCGTTAATCCCTTCATATCATCACCTGTATTCTTTCCCCGCAATACAAAAACGCCACCCACCAGGATGACGCTTGACTTCAAGCCTGCCATTGATATTCCACTTTTGACAAGCATACATTACTATTTAGGCGGGCGTTGTAAACGTGCAGCAGCTACCCACAGTTAAAGGTCGCGATCCTTTCGCCCGCCTGTTTATGTCGCTATTTGTACTGACTACACTATACCATTTTTATTTTCGTGGTTCACGTTGGATTTATTTTGCTGCGCATATATCTTCTTGCTTTCTGCATAAGCCAGCTTCCGTCGCCTTCCAATCCCATGTACTCCGCAATCTGCCCATATTTCAGCCCATCAATATAATACAACTCTAATGTTTCCCGTATTTCCCTGTCTTCTACCGTTTTTAGGAAAATGTATAGCTTGGATGCCAGCAACTCTATTTCGTTCTCGACCTCATCCAACTCATCCTTCTTCGCATTTATCCGCGCGGTATTATGCAGCAGCCCTATAATGGATATGTGGCGCTCTGTGTACGGGAAATATACTGATGATCCTGTTACCTTATCATGCCGCTCCTGATGATTGTGCTCTTCCAGCTTCTGAATTTGCCTCGCCAGCTTAACCGCTTCCGCTCTTAGCTTTCTGTACCTGACAAAATCATTGATCGTCACGTCTGACATAACAGCTACCCCATGTTATCTTGTTTTTATTGTACACAACATACTGTGCAGGGCGGCTCTATGCCGCTCTTTCTGTTTATTCCGCCGGGCACTTAAGCCATTCCTTCGTCTGTAAGGCTTTCGTAGTCCTCGCATTTATTCGGGCAAAAATCCACACACATTTTTCCCATGATATTTGTAATGTACCACATAGTACCATCGAGTTAGCGACGTTTTGCAGGCAAAGAAAAAACCGCCCCGGAGGACGGTTTTAACTGGCATGTTATGTATATTACTTTTTCAAATTTTCAAATTCGCCTGGCGTTCCAATTTCTTCATATTCTGCCAAACGATTAAGTATATCATCATCCAAATAATCGCAAGCCCATTCAAAGCACACTTTATCCTCATTCCATTTTGTCATTCTATCCATTTTTATACCTCCATTATCCTACCCCCAGCTTATCTTTCAAAGCTTCCTGCAATACGCCAGAAAAGTTGATGCCTGCATCCTGGGCCTTTTGGTTCAGCCACGATGGAATCGTCAGCGTCTTTTTAACGGCCGCATTATCAACCTTTGCCTTATACGCTGCCGTGTCCGCATGAACCAAGGACACTATTTCGTCAGGTTCCTTTACAACATCATTCGGATTTGTAGGTTCTGGTATTGCTTCGCCGCGTTCCTCCATATCTAAAAGCACCAGTGGCAATACGTCGTCTGCCATTTCGTAAGCGTCTGCCAAATCATCGCCGCAGGTAACAGCACTTTCTATATCAGGAAAGCGTACCGAATACCCACCATCTTCTGGTGTAAATATTGCAGGATATATATACTTTGCCATTCTTACTACCTCCTATTCTGTAACAATCTATTTTCGTGGGGATATGGGGGCTATTTTTCAAGCCCCGCCATCCTCATTATGCTTTTCAATGTTCCTTTTTTCAGTTCTTTGCTTTGATGTCTTGGAACCGGGAATCTCTTTTCTGTTATGGGGCTGTAATATATGTCGTGATCCCCTCCGTGGCTATCAAATTTGATTCCGTTCTTTTTCAGTATTTTTAGCAATTCACTGACTTTCACTTTGACCTCCTTTCTATGGCCTTATTATATCACACGTATTATATACGTGTCAATAATTTGTATAAAAAAGATACGTGTTTTTTACGCATCTTTTCCCATGATCTTTTTATTGAACATCTTGTAAAACGAATTCCGCATTTCCCGCAGAGTTGGTTCCCGCACATTATGTCGTTGGGATATAGCCAGTATTGAATTGCCGGTAGTAAGGTATTCGATCAATGCCCGTTCATAGGCTTCCTGCGCTGTGCGTTCCCGCTGGGCGACAACGGCACGGCAAACGTCGTGTATGGTTTCCCGTGTTTCTGCGTCCAGTGAATCATAGTTCACACAGGCATAATAAATGTACCCTTGGCGCTTTTTCGGTATATGCAGGCTGGTAATTAGTTTGAACATATATTGCCTCCTAAATAGCTTCTTTATTTTCTGCCATATTCCGTGCCTGCTCGATTGCGCCTTCCTCCGGGTTGTTGTACCAAGATTTGATTATAAGTTTGTCGGCTTTAATGTATTTCATTGCTTTTTCTCTTTCTTGACATGATTCTTGCAAGGCGGGTTATAATCGCACGCCATAACATCCAAACCAACCCATCCCTTGCTGGTGTACGTTGCATGTTTGCAGGTTTTGCACCATTCGCCTTTTTCACATCCTCTATCTATATCAATCATATTTTGGGCCTTCAGCGCTTCAAGTTCCTCTGTCTTTTCTTCCAGGTTTACTTCAAGCTGAATGGCCTGTTTTTTCAATTCATCATATTTGGATTTCTTAACGAACATTATTGCTACCTCCCTTGATCTGCTTGTCCCGCTTCCTGTCATGCCTGCCGTTCCAGCCAAACCCAAAATCAGTCCGCTTCACTTTGGCCACGTCGCCGTTGCCGCGGTGGAAGACAATGCCTTCTATATATTTGCCGCCAAGATACATCTTCAACCCGTCAAAGTCACGCGGCACATCATCCAGCACGACCGATCCGTGACGAACAAGTATATCCTGTTCCCGCCGCTCGGCGTTGCCCTGAAAGTGTGGGCCTATAGCTTCGTAGGTTCCGTCCGGTTTGTCCGTCGTATTATCGAACGCCGCCCAAAACCACTTATCAGATTTATTATTACGATCACACTTTACCCATCCGGGCCAATGTCCGGTCACTGTATCGGGTTCTTGCGCCGGGATAAAGCCTTCTGGTGCTTTGCGCCCTTTTTTGACATCATGGCGCTTGTACAGTTCGCCATCCTGTATCATGCAGCAAGAACCGTCAAATTTCACAGTGGCGATACCTTCGCCAATCAGAACCCATTCGCCGAACAGATCGGCCATGCTGCATACAAAGATGTTAGCTGGTTTTTTGCGCTTGACGGGTTCGTCAAGTCTGTATTTATGAAACGTTGGAGTAAAAAACCACGGAAAAGGCGCTTTCGTTAATTTACCTGCCTGTTTGTTGTATAATGGTTCATCTAGCGTTTGCAGTCCAATTTCACACTTCAACCCAATCGGCTGCATGTTCTTATCGTGACTATGACCGCCAAACCGCTGTGCAATTTTACGCGCATAGCAATATGGGCAATTATTTAAGCATCCAGTGACCGGCGACCATGTATGGGTACACCATTCTATTTTTGATTTTTGCATTGCTTTTCCTTTCACTCTATATCAAGCTGTTGTTGCACCATCTGTTGCTCATGTTCCAAATAATCATCAATCCTTACCTGTGATGTGTGTTTCTCCAGCCGTTTTTTTGCTGCATTATAGTATTCTTTGTCTATTTCAAACCCGATGTAATCAAAGCCCATATCGTAGCAGGCAATAAGGCTGGAGGCACTGCCAACATGGGTATCGAGTATGATGTCGCCTTTATTAGCAAAATGCTGAATCACCTTTTTGTATAATCCTATGGGCTTTTGTGTTGGATGGAAACGCGGATCATCTGCTGTACCCTGTGGTGCAAACTCAAACATTTTTGCATTATTATTAAAACTTGTCCATGCGTACTCAGCCATAGCCATTGTGAATGTTTCCGAAATCGTGAGTTTTTTCCAAACAATAAAGCATCGTGTAGGTGGTAAATCGAAATAGTTTCCACCCCATATAATTTGGTTTTTCGATACTCGGAATAATTCATCAAAATACTCCTGTGGCGGGGCTATATCCCAGTACTCAATATTGTGTCCATATTTCTTTGCGTAACCGCCGCCCGTTCGGGTGGCTTTTATTTCGTATTTGTCAAAGATACCTCCGAAACGGGAGCGCTTCTTCTTTAACCAGTCTGCCCCCCGATTCATTGTCATCTGCTGCTCCTCCACCATATGGAGGGTCAACAATCGCCAACTCAAAATACCCGTCCGGTATATCTTTCATGGCCGCCATACAGTCCATGTTGTATAGTGTGTTTAATTCGTATTTCATGTTCTTTACCTCAAAACAACTGTGCAAATAAATCCACCAGGACATCTACTACAATGTCGTTGCCAGCCTGCTTATAAAGCTGGCCGCAGCCAGCTCTTTGTTCGAGATTTCGCCCTTCATCCATTTACGTTTCGCTTTAATGGCCGTTACATGTTTTTGCTTAGTCATCTTATTTCCTCTCCGTCTTGTACCGGCGCTTGCTCCAAAAAAACTCTGCAATACGCTCCCTTTGCTCCGTCTTCAAACGTGATCCTTATTTCATTCGGATATGTCTTTCCATTCTCAAACATCTGTTCGATCTTGCATTCTTCGCCCACAAACTGATGCACACATGCCTTTATCTTTTCCTCATCCTGCGACTTTTTGCCACAGACTTCGCATATATAGTATTTTTTCGTTATGACCTTCATTTCATGCCTCCCCTCTCGCCGCGGTTGCCGTTGGCGCAGCATACACCATATCAATTACATCTTCGCAAAACCTGGCATATTCCGGCTTCCATTCCCGGTTCAATTCTGCCGATCTTTTTAATTTTTCGATCAGAGCGTCCAGCTCCGCTTTCAAGCGGGAGTTCTCAGCTTTCAGCTCGTTCATTTTTTGCAGCAGCTCCATCACCGCATCAGCCTCGTCTGTAAGCCCTTTTTTGTCTAGACGTTCCGCAAGCGCCACCGCTTGATCTGTATCGTTTTCGCATTGTTTTTTCATGCTGCTACCATCTCCGTTATCTTCTCAAATATCCCCGCGTCAAACTCCGGCAGGCTTTTCACATAATCTACCAACTTCTTTGGCATGTCCGCGTACGCCTCTTTATCGCTTCTCCCCTCTATCTTCGGCGCGGGCGCATTCTCCCATCCCCCGCCGTTTTGCTCTAGCAGTTCTTCTGCGTTTGTAAAGTTCGGGAACCATCCGTTCGACAGGCGCAACATATTGTCTTTCACCTCGGTAAAACGCGCTTTTGTAATCTTTTTGTTAAACAGATACAGCTTCCCGCTCTTTTTATACGTGAAAATGCAGCTCGATATTCCTTCGCAGTCAAGGCAATACAGGCAGTTGTGCACACCCCGGCTTCTACTTGTACCACAGCTGCCGCTTGTGCCGCGGCTGCCGCTTGTGCCACGGCTGCCGCTTGTGCCGCGGCTGCCGCTTGTACCACAGCTGCCGCTTGTGCCACGGCTGTCGCTTGTACCACGGCTGTAGCTTGTGCCAACGCTGCCGCTTGTACCACGGCTGCCGCTTGTGCCGCGGCTGCCGCTTGTGCCAACGCTGCCGCTTGTGCCGTAGCTGTCGCTTGTACCACAGCTGTAGCTTGTACCACAGCTGTAGCTTGTGCCGTAGCTGTCGCTTGTACCACGGCTGCCGCTTGTGCCGCGGCTGCCGCTTGTGCCGCGGCTGCCGCTTGTACCACAGCTGTAGCTTGTGCCGTAGCTGTCGCTTGTACCACGGCTGCCGCTTGTGCCGCGGCTGCCGCTTGGCGGCTGCCGCTTGTGCCAACGCTGCCGCTTGTGCCAACGCTGCCGCTTGTGCCGTAGCCGCCACTTTGTTCTGCATATTTCTGTATTTCATCCAGAAACTCATCCCACGTCAGAGCCTCAACAATCTCAATGGCGGATGCGGCAACTTTCGTATCATGGCTGCTTTTCGCAAGTTTCCCGTACCCGCGCACCTTCGCAAACCTGTTCCACTGCACCATCGGATAGAATTTCAGGCAGTCCAGCGGGTTTATGCAAAAGTGAAACCCAACCCTACACCTGTCCGGGTCGCCCTCCGCCATGTGGACGGTTCCTTCCGCCTTGCCCTCTTTGTCTTTGAAATCATAATCGTTCTGGCTTGATGTCCAGTCGTTGTTGAATATCTTGTACCCTTCCGCCACCGGCTCCATGCCCGCTATCTCTTCTCTGTTTATCAGCATTGCCTTCTCCTTTCACCCACATCTACCATCCGACGTATAAACTACGCCTTACTCACCCGATCCACGGCCCGCCTCCTCCATCACAACTTCAATCCTGGGTTCTTTTCTGTCAACGTCGAACTCATCCGTAAAGCCTTTTACGTAATCCCACCCATCGTTTTTAAGCACGCCCTCTTTTACCAGGCTGTCCTGCACCACCTTGTGCGCAAATCCGGCTATGTTGTCCAAATCCCTGCGCCGTGTCGGTTCAAAGAACCGGTAATGCAACACAACCGGCGGGGCCGGCCGCACCTTCCGCAGCTTTTGCCTTATTACTATCCGCACCAGCCGTTCCGCGTCTTTTTTCAGCTTCGCGCCCTTCTGCCGGTGCGTTCGCTCCGCGCTAATCAACTCGTTCAGCCCCGGCAGCCTGCCGGGTATGGTAAACCCGTACTGCATAAGCGCCTACCCGCCTTTCTCCGCGATTCGCTCCATGTCCCAAAGCGCCTGCGCGTCCATCTCCGCTTCCTGCTCTGCGGTATACGTCCGCTCTTCAAAGTCCTTGCTTCGCTTCGGCTTGCCACGCGCCTTTCGGTTTTGAAACTCTACGGCCTCTGCTTTTGCCTGTTCCAGCGTCGTAATCCCGCTTTCCA